AACACAGAAGTTGAAGAAACTAATAAAAATTCAAAAAAATCTAAAAAGGCTTAATTATGGGTTTTAAAGAAGAAGTAACTAGTGATATAGTAGATGTTTTTCTAAACTTGGAAGAGTTTGGAGACACACATACTATAGGAAAAAAGGAAACTGTCTGTGTTATCGATGAAGAGAGATTTCAGAACAAGCAGAGAAACAGAACTAGATCTTTAGAGAATGAGGGGTTATTTATTGAAGGAATGACTCTATTTATAGAAAAATCTTTCTTTAAATACCCGCCTCACTCTGGAGAAAAAATCTTAGTAGATGGTGTTAGATATTTAGTAGAAGAAGCTAAGGAAGACATGGGTTTATTGGAAATAGACTTAACGAGGTATGATGAAAAATGATAGGAGTTAAAGTTGAAGCTACTGGAATAAATGAAGTTATCAATACTCTTGGAAAATACGAGAGTGAGTTACCTAGTTGCATATCAAGAGCTATTAATCGGTCACTTGAGATGGTAAAAACTGAGCAAATCAGAAAGACAACGGAGTCTTATTTTGCACAAAAAAGTAAATTACTAAGTAGTGTTAATGTCTTTAAAACTAGTAAAAGTAATTTAACTGGCTCTATCATAAGTAATGGTAGAGTGATAGGTTTAGACCATTTCAAGCTAAATCCTAAGACTAGGACAAAAGGAAAAATAGTTCAAACTGCTGTAAAAAAAGGAGGGTATAAATCATTACCTAATGCATTTATAGCATATAAAAATGGACATCTGGGAGCTTTTGAAAGAACGGGTAAATTCATCACAAAAAATGGTAGAAAAAGAGAGACTATTAAGAGACTAATGTCAGTTTCAGCACCTCAAATGCTTGGTAATTTATCAATACTAGAATATTTACAAGGCTATGCGGATGAAAAATTCAGAATGAGATTAGAACATGAGATAAATAGGGTGATAGGGGTATGATTATTGAAGTAGAGCAACTTATATTTGATTTCTTGACAGAGAAATTGCAAGATAAGAAAGTTACAGTATATCATGGATTATTGCCAGAAATTAATCATGAAGATAGAGAAGAAGGAAAGAGCGAGAAAGACCTCTTTCCTTTTGCTATTTTAAGGGTTACTAAGTTTGAACAGACAAGAAATGGAATCGATAACTATGATGTACCAGTAGATTTAGAAGTATGGATAGGTACTAAAATGGAGAGTGAAAAAGATTATCTGAATAACTTATCTATCGGAGATTACTTGAAAAAGGAGTTTCTGAATGAAAGTACAGTAGATGGAAAATTTGCTGTGGATCAATCATATCCATTTTCAATAGAATACTTTACTGCAGAAGCAGAGCCTTATTTTTATTCTGTTTGTAGATTTAGAGTATTTGGAGTACCTGACACATCAGAAGTAGTTGAGAGAAAAATAGCAAAACTACTTGGAAGGGGATAGTATGAAAACATATATTTATGTAGGTAAAAAGCTAGATTTACCTGAATTTCTTTTTATAAAAGGAACTGTATATTTTGGAGAAGAAATTGAGAAACTTATTGAAAAATACCCACTGCTTGAAAGATTATTAATTCCTGTAGAAGATTATCCAAAAATCAATAAGAACTATCAATATTTTAATTCAATAGTAGATGAAATAATAGGAGGTAGAAATGTATAAACATGGTACATACCAACAAGAAGGGGCTACAGCTTTTCAATTACCTGTGGTTTTAGATTATGGGCATTTTATAGTTGGAACAGCACCAATTCACAAAGTTAAAGCTGAGAATAGAAAAGTCAATGAAGTAGTAAGAATAGGTACTTATCAAGAAGCTATCCAATACTTTGGAGACACTTATGATTTAGATTTCTCTATATCACAAGCTATCAAAGTTTTCTTTGAGTTGTATGCTGTTGCTCCACTATATGTAGTTAATATCTTAGATTTAACTACACATAAATCAGAAAAGAAAACACTTGCTAATAAAGCCCTTGAAAAAGGAAAGGTGTTAATACCAAGCCACAAAGTAATTCCAGAATCTGTAGTAGTTAAAAATGCAACAGGAAAGCAAGTTATATCAGATGCAAGAACTGTTTACACAGCTGAAGGATTAGAAGTTTATGCAACCGTAGCTGGAAATAATGTAGATATAGAATACGAAGAAGTAGACTTATCTAAAGTTACAAAAACAGAAGCTATAGGTGGATTTGATAGCACAACAATGAAAAGAACGGGGCTAGAATTAGCAAATGAAATTTTCTTGAAATATAGTGAATTACCTGCTTTTATAGATGTTCCTGATTTTTCACATGAAAGTGATGTTGCAGCTATCATGGAAACTAAAGCTAAAACATTAAATGGTGGAATGTTTGAAGCTATAGCATTGGTAAATGCTCCAGTTGATAAGAAATATAACAAGCTTGTTGAATGGAAAGAAACTAATAACATTCTAAGTAATGACCAAGTATTGCTATACGGAAAAATCAAACTTGCTGGAGAAGTTTACTATCAATCTATACATTATGCAGCTTTATCAATGAAAGTTGATGGAGAGAATAATGGAGTTCCAAGTCAAGGACCATCTAATTATTCGTATAAAATGGATGCTTTTGTATGGAAAAATGCAAGTGGAAAATATGAAGAGGTTAGATTAGATAAAGAGCAACAAGCCAATTTTTTAAATAAAAACGGGGTTGTTACTGCTATAAACTTTAAAGGTTGGAGATGTTGGGGTTCTGAAACAGCTAAGAATCCTTTAGCAACAGACCCAAAAGACAAGTACATTTATGGACGTAGAATGTTTAAATACATTGGAAATGAATTAGTTATATCATATTTCAACAATGTAGATAAAAAGTTCAGTTTAAAAATGGCTGAAACAATGAAGAAATCTATGAATATTAGATTAAATGCTCTTGTTGCTGCTGACCAACTGCTATCAGCTAAAGTTAATTTTTACTCAGTTGATAATAGCTTAATAGATATCATAAATGGAGATATTACTTGGACTATAGAACTTGGAATAATTCCAGGAGCTAAATCTATAACATTCAAGAAAGTTTATGATGTTGATGCATTACAAAAATTTGCTGAAAGCTTAACAGCTTAATGAGGAGGGAAATAATGGGAAGAAAACAAATACCTAATGCTCTTATAGATGCTGAAACATATTTTAATGGATCAAATGACCTTGCAGGAATATCAGAAGTTGAATTGCCTAACATTGAATATGACACAGTTACATCTGAGCAAATGGGATTGACTGCTGAATTAGAAGTGCCTTTAATGGGACACTTTAAGAAGTTAGAGGCTAAAATAAAAATGGACTGTGTTGATGAGTCGATTCTTGCAATTAATAATGGGAAATCTATTTTAGTTGAATGTAAAGGAGCAGCTCAAGCCATGAATAGAGAAACACACAATGCAGATGTTTATGGCATAGATGCAACTTTCAAAGGCTTAATTAAGAAAATGGACGGGCTAAAAATGAAGCCTAGCGGAAAACTAGAAACATCTATAGATCTATCTGTAACTTACTTCAAGCTAGAAATAGGCGGAAAAACAGTCGTAGAAATAGATGTACTTAACAATGTAAATGTAATTCAAGGGCTTGCTAATCAAGCTGTTAGAAAATATTTAGGATTAAATTAAGGAGGACTTAAATGAAAGTAAAGTTATCACAAACATATAATTTCGGTGGAAAAGAATTCAATGAACTTGACATAAATGTAGAAGAAATGACAGGAAAAGATTTTATGCAATGCGAAAAGGAATTTAAAGCTAGAAATAAAGATGCTGGAGCTGTAAAAGAACTAGAAGATTCTTGGGCTATAACTGTAGCTGCTAAATCAGTTGGAGTTAAGTATGGAGACTTGCTTAACTTAGTATCTATAGACTACTTAAAAGTGGTGAACGGGGTAAAGCGTTTTTTGAGTCAAGGTTGGGAAGACAAAGAGGCTCAGAAGGATACTACAGAGGAAGTAACAGAGGAAACTGGTGCTTAATCTATCTGGATATGATAACAGAGCTTTTAAGAGTTCTTAATTATTTTAAAGTTAATGTAAGCTACGATTCTATGTTGGATTGTAGCTTATATGAACTTGACTACTGGATAGCTAGAGCAAACAAGTTTGTAGAAGAAGAGGAAGAAAGACAAAACAACAGCGATAATTAAAAGGAGGTGGGGTAAATGGCTAAAGATATGAGTTTAATTTGGCAGATGGGTGTTGTTGGAGCAAGTGAAACTATGTCTATTTTATCTAAAGCAGCTAAGTCTTTGAATGAAGTAAAAGACTCTACAGAAGACTTAGTAAAAACTCAAAAAAAACTAGAGAATTTAGACAAAGTTGCAGAAGCATATAAGAATGCTAACTCTGAATACAGTAAAGCGGCTAAGAATTTAGAACAGCTTAGAAAAGCGTACGCTAAATCTAATAATGTTACTGCAGAATTTAAAGAGCAAGTTAAAAATGCAGAAAAGCAAGTAGATAAATTGAATAAGCAAAAAGAAAGACAAAAACATATCTTTGAAGCAGCAAGAAGTGCTTTAGAAAACGAAGGAATTAAGCTAGAAGGATATAAAAAAAAGTTAAAAGAAGTTAATGAAGAACTAAAGAAGCAAGAGAAGTTGAAAAAGGATCTAAGTAAAGCACAAGCTATATCTGATATGGGAGACCAGTTCTCAAAAAAAGGAAGTGAGCAACTTAGGAGAGGTGCTACAACAGGAGCAGCATTAGCTATTCCAGTTAAATTCTATATGGACGTAGAAGAGTCTCAAGCAGATTTAAGAAAAATTCTAGGTAAAGAAGCTGAAAAATACTATGCTGATTTAGCTGAATTATCTAAAAATGGTCCTTTGTCTCAAATAGAAATTAATGAAATAGCAGGAAGTTTAGCACAATCAGGAATAGCTGGAGAAGATATCGTAGCTTACTCAGACATGGCGGAAAAAATGAAAGTGGCTTTTGATATATCTACAGATGAGGCAGGAACATTCTTGGCCAAAACAAAAGAGCAATTAAATTTATCTAAAGATGAGCTTTTTTCATACATGGATACTCTTAATATGCTGTCTAATAACTACTCTGTTACAGCTGCACAACTAGCGGATGTATCGGCAAGAACTGGAGGATTTGCTAAGTCTATAAACTTATCTAAAGAATCTAATATGGCGTTTGCTACATCTCTTATATCTGCCAATGTAAGTGCAGAGCAAACAAGTACTGTATTAGGTAAATTGTATTCTGAACTTTCTCAAGGGGCTAATACTAAGAACAAAGCTGATGCATTAAAATATTTAGGATTTGACCCTAAAACAATAAACAAAGAAATGGCTGAAAATGCTGAAGGTACTATCTTAAAAGTACTAGAAAAAATTAAAAATTCTAATGTTGCAGACAAGTCTGCGTTGATTAGTGATATCTTTGGAAGTGATAAATCTGTAATCAATGGCTTATCTGTATTATCGGAAAACTTAGATGGAGTTAAAGAAAAATTAGAGAAGGCAAAACAAGCTGTATCTGAAAATGAAAGGGTTAATGGAGAATATGAAGATAGAATAAACACTTTAACTAACCAATTAAAAATTTTTAGGAACAATGCTTTTAATGCTCTTGCTGATATTGGAAAGAGCATAGCTCCAGAACTTAAAGAAACTCTAAATACTTTAAAAGAGTTTGCTGGAAAAGTAGCTAATTTCATAAAAGAAAATCCTAAGCTAGTAGCTTTTATAGTTAAGATGGTTGCTGGATTTGCTGCAATGAATTTAGGAATGGGGGTTGCTAACAAACTGTTATTAGGGCCATTTGCAAAAGGTGTAGGTTGGTTATATAAGTTTGGTGCTTTCAAGAGCAAAGGAGGAGTATTCTTTGCATTAAAGAAAATGTTCCCTTTGGCATCAAAAGTCTTTGGAACTTTCGTAAAGATTGGAACTTTTTTAGGTGGAAAATTTATTGGAATAATTAAAGCAGTTGGGTTAGCTCTAAAGGTTGCTTTCACAGCAAACCCAGTAGGACTTATAATTGCTGCTATCGTTGCTGTTATAGCCATTTTTGTCCTACTTTATAAGAAGTGTGAATGGTTTAGAAAGGGAGTAGATAAAGCTTGGAAAGCTATAAAAGAAGGATTTAAAGCTACTTGGACTTGGATAAAAAATAAATTTCATGCATTAATGGAGCTAGGAGCTAAAGTATGGGCTAAGATTAAAGAGTATAGGGCTCTATTTATACCATTTATAGGTATTTTTGTAGTATTATATCAAAAATGTGAATGGTTCAGAAATGGAGTAAATGCTGTATGGAAGGCTATAAAAAATGCTTTCACTAATACATGGCATTGGATAAAAGATAAATTCAATGCTTTACTTGAAATAGGATCTAATGCATGGAATGGACTAAAGAACAGTGCTACTGCTATCATAGATAAGATTAGAGAAGCTTTCAGTGGTTTCTTTGATTGGATAAATAAAAAATGGGAAAGCCTTAAAAACTTTGGTTCTAAATTAAATCCTTTTAACTGGTTTAAAGGTGATGGAGAAGTAGCCCAAAACTACTCAGGTACAAACTACTTTGGCGGTGGACTTACAACTCTTGCTGAAAGAGGTGCTGAACTTGTAGAAATGGGTAATAGTTCTTTCTTAGTTAATGCTGAAACACTAGCTAATTTACCAAGAGGAGCTAGAATTCTTAACAATTCACAAACTAGAAGTTCTTTATCTTCAAGAGTATCGTCTTTAAAAGATAGAATTAATGGTATTTCTAATAATTCAAGAACAGTAGTGGGTGGCGATACAATAACTATCAACATCAATGGCGGTTCTGGAAATGCTACAGACATTGCTAGAGAAGTTAAAAGAGTACTTGAAGAAATACAAAGTAAGAAAAGAAGGACGGCGATAATATGAGAAAAGTAAAAGTCTATAAAACAGTGAGTGGGGATACATGGGACTTGATAAGTTATAAATTATATGGTTCAGAACAGTATTTCCATCAACTTATGAGAGCTAATCTTAATTTACTATCTATCGCTGTTTTTGATTCTAATATACCTATCATAGTACCTGAAATTACACCTATCGCAAGTGCTGTAGAAACCTCTAAACTGCCACCATGGAAAAGATAATGTAACAATATTGATTTTATGTATAGCTTATAGTACAATAGGTATTATAATTTTATTAGGAGGGAAAAATGTTAAAAAAATTATTTTTATTTTTAGTACTTATTTTCTTTATTGGCTGTGGATCTGAAAAAGCTACAGAAGCCCCACAAGAACCTGTAAAAGAAGATAATTCTAGCATGTCTGTAGTAATTACAGATAAGAAAACTGGAGACACTTGGATACAAATTCTAGTGCCAGATGACGCTACAGATATCCAAATAGGTGAAAAAATGGCAGATTATGTTAAAAAATATCTTGATGATGGAATGAAAGATTTCGTAATCCAGGCTTATGGAGACCAAAGATTTTGGAATAAGACATCTGGAACACATGGGTATACTATAGTTAGAAATGGTCAAAATGTTGAAAGCTATTCACAAGCTAGAGCATATATCCCATCTGAAGATGAGAAAGAATTGTATCTTGAGTATTATCACGCTGTTGCTAATTTAATTGACACGGGAGAAAAAGAAGAAACAGCAAAGCAAACAGTTCTAAACATTTTAACTAATAGACTAAGTAAATCTGAGGAAGAAATAAAAGATATTCTAGCTAAAGTAGATGACTACTTAGATTTAAAAAGTGCTAATGTGAAAGCTCAAGACACTAGTAAAGATACAAATGAAGTAAGTTATGCAGACTTTAAAAAAGTTAAAGGTTTTGAAGACTACATAGCAGAAAAAGGAAAAGATATAAATGATGAGTCTATAAAATCATATCTAAAAGAAGAAAAAATAGACTTAAGTGTAGAAGAGTTTAAAGCTTTACAAGAAAAAGTTACAGAATGGGATAAAAATAGAAATAAATAAAATCTGAAGTCTAAGAGCAGTGTAAAAGCTGCTCTTTTTTTATTGCAAAAAGGAGGCTGATAGAAATGGGATAGCAAGAAATATAAAGATATTAGTTTTCTATGAAGGAGTAGATATAACTGAAGAAATACAACCTAGTATTTCATCAATGACTTACACAGATAACTCAAAAAATGCTGTAGATGATTTAGAGTTAGACCTGGAAAACTTAGATTATAGATGGCTCAACGAATGGTATCCTGATGAAAATTCAAGACTCTTAGTGGGGATCCAGCAGAATGAAAATGGGATATCTAAGTTCTTAGACCTTGGAATTTTCTATGTTGATGAGCCTACTTTTAATAATCAAAGACTTTCTCTCAAATGCCTAGCATTACCTCTTGACCAAACTATTAGAGAGCAGGTTAACAGTGTTGCATGGGAAAAAATAACTCTATCAGAACTTCTATCTAAAATAGCAACTAAACACGAATTAAGTTATGAGTTACATTGTGATAATGCTTTCTTTGATAGATTAGATCAGGACAGAGAAACAGACTTAGGATTTTTAAAAAGAATTCTATCTGAAACAGCTCTAAGTTTGAAAGTTACTGACGATAAGCTAATAGTCTTTAATGATGATGCGTTAATTGATAACGATAATATCGACATCTTTAATATTAAAGATTTTCGTATTAGAAGCTTTACACTAAAGAAGAAAAATCAAGGAGTTTACGACAAAGTCGAGGTTAGTTATTATGATGCGGATAAAAAGAAACACATTGTTGAGACTATTACAAAAGAAGAACTTGAGAAGAGAAATGAGGTAAAAAATGCTTGATGATGGAGGATATGTAGCTTTTAAAGAGAAAGCAGATAAAACAAAAACTAAAAAAAGAGTTAAAAAAGCTAAGACAAAAAAGATTAAAACTAAAGGGAAATCTCAGGCTAAGAAGGTGGCCGAGAAAACTTTAAAGGACAGTTTAAAGCAAGAATACTCTATAAACTTAACGGTTGATGGAGATGTTAAATACTGTGCAGGTTGCATTATAGAACTAGATGATAGCTTTGGTAGATTCGCTGGACGATATGTAATTGATAAAGTTACACACAATATCGATGGAGACTACTCTTGTGATATAGAAGCTTTTAAAGTTGGTGCTAGACAAAATGCAGAAGAGAGAGCAAAATCAATAGATAAAGCTAAAAGAGATAAGGCAGAGAAAGAAAAGGCTAAAACTGCAAATACAAGAAAAAAAGAAAGAGAATTAAAAAAAGCAAATAAGATTAAAAGTAAAAAGGTGGTGAGTAAGAATGCTGGATATCTTGAAGCAAGGGGAAGTAAATGATATAGACATAGCAAATGGTAAAGCAAGAGTTATATTTCCTGATAGAGATAATAAAATTTCAGATTGGTTAAATATCCTGGTCCCATTCTCAGAATCACATTCAGATAATTATCATCTTGAGATAGGGCAAACAGTTATAGTTCTATCATTACCTGATATGATGGAGCAAGGTTACATCTTAGGCTGTCCTATGAGACCTTCAGACATTTCAGAAGGAGAAGTAAAAAGGACATTCTCAGATGGTGGATTCTATTCTTACAAAGATGGAGTTTTGACATTGTCTCCTGTCACAAAAGTAGTTATTACCGCAGACGTGGAGATTAAAAAGAAACTAACAGTTGATGGAGATACTACTTTTAAATCTAATACAGATACTAAAGGTACTGCTATGTTAGGTGGCATTAATCTTAATACTCATACTCACTCAGGAATACAACCAGGAAGTGGTAACACAGGAGGTCCCTCATGATAGGAAGCTTAGGAGACATAATTTTTTATGCTAGTGACTTAAATGTTTTTTCTTTAAAGAAGGAATTATCGAGAAGTAGAAAAGCCAAAATTACTCAACATGAGCCAATTTATGGCATTGGGAAAGTAAGACAGCAAGGTAGAGAATTAATGGAAGTTAGTTTGTCTATAGAGCTAATAGCTGGGCTTACTAAAGCTCCTAGTTTACATCTGCAGATGTTAAAAGACTTTATGGAGTTGGGAAGGTATGCTCCATTAATACTAGGATATCATGTCATTGGAGAGTTTCCATTTCTAATAACTGGAATAGACGAAACACTATCACATTTCAATGCTGCAACAGGAGAGTTTGACTATATTAACTTAGATATAACTTTACTGGAGTATGTAGACGACCCTTTACAGTATCAAAAAAAGATAGAGTACAGACAAACTGCTAAGACTATTCTTGGAGTTGAGTATGAGGACACTGTAAAAAATCTGCAAAAGAAGGTGTTTAAATTATGATATTTTCTATAAATTCTAAAGATGAAATAAACTATAACCCTCAAAATGAGATAGAAGATGTAGTAAGAAATGTACATATGATACTAAGAGTTACAAAGGAAGAACAGCCGTTAATGAGAGATTTTTCTTTAGATAGTGATGTAGTTGATAAGAACATTCCAGTTATTAAAAATAAGCTCATAGGCTTACTAATGGCTAATTTAAAGAAGTATGAACCAAGGGCACTGCTTAAAAATTTAGATTTAAAGTTGGAAAATAACGACTTAGAAATAATGTTAGAAATA